CGCCTGACAAGCGTGTGAAGTACACGACCTGCGCTCATGGAGTCAGAAGATGCACCGCAAACGACAGTGCCTGTGAATGGTTCTATGAGGAGTTAGAGAGGGGAGAGTGCGTATTAAGAAATGAAGCGTAATGCACTAAGACGAAGGATCCTCTCGAAGTACAACCGGCTGGATGACTTTGCCGCAGCATGCGGGGTATCAAACATCACGATATCTAACATTGTGTCCGGGCGGTCATTCCCGAGAGAGGAACTAACTAAGACGATCATCACGCTGCTGGACATCCAGCAGGAAGAAGTCGGTGGACTATTCTTCCCAGAGCTTGACGAGTAAATGCCTTTAATAAACCGCATATGGCGGTTTAAGGAGGGTCACCTCATCGGGATGATAAGTTTATCGGCTAGCCAATTTGATGCCGGAAATCGGCGATTTTAGGGAGACAAATGAGTGGTAAGAAAAATAGGAAAACTCGTCTTGCGGACGATAATAATCATCGCTTTATTCGCACTATTTCTGCTCGTCCCGTCTTATCTGACCGGGGGAACGTGTTAGTGCCGAAGCGGTGGATGAAACTGAAGGACGGATATACCTGCCTGGTTGCGACATACAACGTTTGGGCTTCGACCGGATACGGTGCGTTGAGCACGAAGGTGCTGGATAAGTGGCATATCAAGAGCGTTCTGAGGAGGACGGGAGTAAGATGCTAGGATTCTACAACCCAAACGACATGACTCCACCGGATACGAGTCCTGTCCACTACTACTGCCCGGAATGCGGCAAGCGCCTTGACGATCTAACACTCTTCAGGAGGAAACATGGAGACGTGATCGGATGCGACAAATGCATCAAAATCGAATGGGTGGACTACGAAGAATTCTGCCCAGAGTGCGAGGGCGGTGTGTACGGCGGTGAACGCCTGTACAAGGCCGGCGACGAAGTCATCGGGTGTGAGAACTGTGTCGAAGAGATAGATGCGGAGGACTACTATGACTTTTAAGTCTTACAGGGAAAAGCACCACCTCAAGCAAACAGAACTGGTAGACGCTATGAGGGAATACGGGGTCGACATCACGCAGCCGCAACTGTCGATGATCGAGAACGGAAAGATAGAACCAACTATCGAACAGGCTGCATGGCTTGCCGGAGTATCAGCTGAGGCGGACTTGACCGATGAAGAAGAGCAGATGCTCGAATTTCTGAAGACGGCATCTCCGGCATATCCAATCACAAGAAGGTCTCTGTCTGCTTGGTGCAAGAGTGACAGGGCAAACCGACTCACGATAGCAAGCCTAAGAGCGAAGGGGTACTGGATCGTCGAGAACAAAGAAGGCTATTACATCACCGAAGACCCTGAAGTCTTTAAGGAATGGTCGATTCGATACACGGCCTATGCCAGAACGATCCTTAAGACGGAGGCGGCGATGAGGAAGAGGCTGATGTGCAGATGAGAGACGCAGAGACTTGGGTCAAACTCAACAAGAACCTGCTTGAGTGGCGATGGTACAAAGATGTCAACACGAAGGCTGTGTTCATACACCTTCTATTGACGGCAAACTACAAAGATCTCGACTTTGAAAACGAAACGATCCATCGTGGCGAGTTAGCCACAAGCATGGGCAGATTGGCGGAAAGCGTTGGAATTACTTACGATCAAGCGAGGACGGCACTAAAACACCTCGAGTCGACACAAGAGGTCACAATCAAAAGAAGGCCGAAATACCTTGTAATTTCAATCACTAACTACGACAGGTATCAGGGCAGTCCCAATCAAATCCCAATCAAATCCCAATCAAATCCCAATCAAATCCCAACAAGTAAAGAATATAAGAATAAAAGAAATAAAGAATATAACCCCCCTATATCCCCCCTAGAGGAGGATGAGGAGTTCCAAAGACAGAGACGAATACTTTGGGGAGACTGGAGGCCGAAGGATGACAAGAGAGGAAGCTGACCTGATATACAACTGGCTGAGGGCATCTTACCCGAGGCGCTATAACAACCAAGATGACTTCACAAAAGCGGTCACAATAGACAACCTGTTCCTGGCCTATGAGACCTACGATCCGTCTGATGTGATGACCGGATACAGACACTTCCTGGAGCAGTCACCTTACGAACCAGCGATATCGGACGTAAAGGCGTACCTTGCAGAGCGAGAAGCAAAACAAGCAAGAGACGCTATCGAACCGGAGCCATCAATAGACGACCTGCCCGAGCACCACTACATGAGAGGCCGGTACGTGCACGACGCAGCGCTAGAGGCATGGCAGAGGGATGAGCGGAACAGAACCAGGAACGGGAAGACATTCAAGGAGTACATCCAAGAGTATCCGCAGGTCGTATGGAGACCTTGGGCGAGTGGCCCACCGGATCACTGGAAGGGAACAGAGTACACAGGATGGGAAAGAGACGAAAACGGATTCGTCAGACCAAAGGGATGCAAACCAAAGTTTTCAGGGAGGTGACACATGAACGACTTTATCACCAAAGTATCTGAGATTCAGGCGGAACTCAAAGCACCGAAGAACCGGAAGAACACATTCGGCGGATACAACTACAGATCCTGCGAAGACATCTTGGAAGCGGTAAAGCCGCTGTGCAGGGCAAAAGGCTTGATGCTCACGCTGTCGGACGAGCCTTTGGAAAGAAACGGCTGGCACTACATCGTAGCCACCGCAACCATAACTGATGGCGAGACCAAGCTCAGCGTACATGCTGCGGCAAGAGAGTCTGAATCTAAGAAAGGAATGGATGACTCGCAGATATCCGGAACGGCAAGTTCCTACGCACGGAAATCCGCACTGAACGGCCTGTTCCTGATCGACGACACGAAGGATGCTGATTCTGACGAGTACCAGAAAGAGCGCACGAACCGCTCCAAGCAGGAAAAGTCCAACGAGGACGCAGAGCAGATCTCGCAGCAGCCTATCGGGCAGATGGAAGTCGATGCATTGATGGATAAGTGCATTCAGACCGGAACGGACGTGAACGAGGTATGCAAGTACTACAAGGTGAAAGCGCCGAAAGAAATGAACCGGCAGACATGGCTCGATGCTATGAGACTGCTTGAGAAAAAGCAGAAAAATGCGAAAAACGGAAATTAGCCCTGAGGCAAGAAAGCAAGTATACGAGCGAGATAGTTGGGACGATACCCCGTGCTGCGTCTACTGCGGACGGCAGCATCCGGAGATTCACCACTACGTAGAGCGATCTAGAGGCGGTATGGGGGTCCCTGAGAACCTCATCTGCCTCTGCACCAGGTGCCACCGGCAACTCCACAACGGAGATAAGCACATCAAGAAATTCTGCCGGTCGTACCTGGAATCAAAATATGAGAACTGGGATGAGGAGTCACTGATCGTGACAAAGGAGACATTATGACTTTAGAGGAAATCGTAAGACTTGGAAGAGTCGCCAGAGAGTATTCGGATCTTTACAAGACTACAGGGGTGTGTGGCATTCACGGTGGATCTTTTGGCCCTGCCGTGCACCTTTCGGTGAAAGAGTTCTTTGAGACATTTGGAGACCGGAATTTCTGGTACAACCACGACGAAGAACAGGTGGAGATCATCGTTGGTGACGTAAAGTTCTTCGCTATCATGAGCGGAAGATTGGAGGTCGCTTAATGAACAACGTAACACTTATCGGAAGAATCGTCAGGGATCCTGACGTTAGATACAGCAGCGAACAGATGGCTATCGCAAGATTCACCATCGCCATCGACAGACCGCCTAAGAACGGAAAGAAAGAAGCCGACTATCCGAACTGCGTCGCCTTTGGAAAGACTGCAGAAGTCATCGAGAAGTACTGCACCAAGGGTAAGCAGGTTGGCATCACCGGAAGAATCACGACCGGCTCCTACGAAAGGGAAGGGCAGAAGGTCTATACCACGACCGTTGCAGTAGACAGGCTGGATCTCCTGAGCGGCGGTGATGAAAAGCCAAAGGAGGATAAGCCGGTAGAAACGCAGGAAACCTTCAGCTCTCCGGTTCCTGGCTTTGAGGCCTTGACCGACGATCTTCCGTTTTAGCCATGAAGGTCTCAGAAATCAAAGCACGTCCGGAGAATCCAAGACAGACGACGCTTCAAGTGCTGGTCGATACTCCGTATCCGGAGATCGCAAATCTCATTAAGGAGGCTCAGGAGAAGCCCTATGAGATAGCACTTAAGCCTATTCGGCAAAAGAGAAGCCTGGACGCAAACGGATACTACTGGACGCTGCTATCGAAACTGGCAGAAGTTCTCGGAACATCAAGAGAGGAACTGCACACGCAGATGATCCACGACTACGGCGCTATCAAACTCGATGAAGATGGAGACATGTGCAAGTTCTACCTGGAGCCAGGGAAGGATCCGGAGTACATCGCAAAGTACTCAATGGTCGCAGGAGAAGACGAAATCGACGGAGACCGTGTTCTCCTCTATGTAGTCCTTAAGGGATCCAGCGAAATGGACACCAAGGAATTCAGTCACCTTCTTGACTGCCTGATTCAGGAGTGCAAAGACCAAGGGATTCCGACGGCGACACCTCAGGAACTCGCCATGATGGAACACTATGAGCAAGTACAACGCTAGAAAAATCCAAACAGATTACGGGATCTTCGATTCCAAGAAGGAGTATCAGCGGTGGGATGAGCTGCTGAAAAAGCAAGCCAAAGGCGATATATCAAACCTCCGGCGGCAAGTCCCATTCCTGCTGATCCCCACGCAGTATGTAAACGGGAAACTGGTAGAACGCAAGTGTGAGTACGTAGCAGATTTCGTTTATGTGCGGAATGGAGAGACCATCGTGGAAGATGTAAAAGGATACCGGAAAGGCCCTGCGTACTCATATTACGTAATCAAGCGAAAGTTGATGCTAGAGAAGCACGGGATCCAAATCAAAGAAATATAGGTATCGAGGCCTTTGATGCTAGGCCATATTCGATATAGAGACCGAGCCGCCACGCATTTGCGAAATCACACCTAATTTAGACAGCCCCCGAACCATAGATGCGGCTCGCTCTCTGGGGGTTTTATGAGGATGCAACATGGGGGTGTAAGTGTAAGCAAAGAGGCGTTTGATGATTACATGCGCAGGTATGCTAAAGACAACAACGGGCCTCATCAACCCGGAACGCAGGTTTGAATCCTGCTGCCTCCACCACTCCAACAAGCGTGAGGTTAATCGCTGGTCAATGTCGGTCTACCATATACCGGCAAGGGTCGCCCGTCCCTCAAACGATGGAAACGGGCACATGCTGCGATCCCACAATAGGTGGTGGACCCGTCTCGAAAGCGGATGGTCGAAAGATTTGGGGGTTCGAGTCCCTCTCGCAGCGCCATGTGGAAGTAAGCCTAATCGGTAAGGCACGGCACTGCTAATGCCGGAGTAACGGAGCGATCCGTGTGTGGGTTCAAGTCCCACCTTCCACGCCATGCCGAATTAACAGTAGGCCGCAAAACAAAGAAAACTATGTTAATCCTTTTCTTGACCCTGCTTAATTGAGTTTCTTTTGGAAAGACCAGTGCTTGGGCGCAGGAGCCAGTTAATCGTCTGCGCCATATGGGATATTAGCTCAACGGTAGAGCAATCGGCTGTTAACCGATAGGTTGTAGGTTCGAATCCTGCATGTCCCGCCAGCGGGGCTTTATAGCAAATCTCCCTGAGCCCAGTGTCAACAAGTAGCAATACATGTGTAAAATAGAAAGCTTAAGTACACGGTTTTCGAAATCACATGGCGAAAACGACAGGCCAAACATGGGGTATGTGCGGTTGCAGAGACCTTAATCTGCACATAGCCGATTAGCCAAGCGGTAAGGCAGGAGAGTTTGATTCTTCTATGCGCAGGTTCAAATCCTGCATCGGCTGCCAGTATATGCCCAAGTGGTAATAGCGTTGAGACTGATGGCAGGGCGGTCGTATAAAATACCTTGCCGCATAGGTCGGTGGTGTAACGGTAGCACGGCGGTCTCCAAAACCGCAAATGAGGGTTCGATTCCTTCCCTTCCTGCCAAATGAAAAGGAGAAAGCGATGAAGCGGAAAGAAGTTTTAGAGACGGCGATACGGACGGTCTGCGCAGACAGACAAAACCAGTACGGAAACCCCGAAAATACCTTCACGGACATAGCGAAACTGTGGAGCGTGTACCTGGGGAGAACGGTATCGGCAGAGGATGTTGCTTTGATGATGGCTCTGTTGAAGATCGCAAGAATTAAGGTGGGCGAGTTCAAAGCGGATAACTACACGGACTTGTGCGGGTATGGTGCGTTGGCTTATGAGGTATCAAATCGGGGAAGAGAGAAGGCGAATTATGAAGGTGTATAGAATGGACAATGTAATTTTGTATGACCCAGAAGACTTCGGAACCCTCTGCATCTGCGCTATAAGGTACTGCCAAGGGAGACGGACATATATGCCGAGCCTTGTGAGAGACATCATCCGTCCTCACTTGAAGGAACTATCCGACAAAGACCTTGCCGTGATGATAGACGATTGCAGTTACCAAAAGAGGTTTGATCTGTACGGCGATGAAGTCATAGACAAGCCCGGATGGATTAAGTGGGAGAAAGAACTTCTTGAGGAGTTAGACAGAAGGAGCCACCTTAAAGAGTTTGAAAGGGGGAGTTTCTATGAACGAACTTGACAAGCTGGAAAAGTACCTAAAGGAACACGGGTACGAATACACAAGAGAGGACTTTGACGGTATCCCTCCATACGGCAGCAAACACCAAATCATTGTGTACAAGGACGGGGAGCGGATTTGGGATGCTGTGTGTCAACCCGGTTCTTATGGCTACAAAGAGGGACTGCTTGAAATTATGGGTGACATTGTATGGTACGACATAGACGGCGATAGCGTTTGTGGATGGCTAACGGCAGGAGATGTGATCGCCCGTATTGAGCGGGGTGCGGAAGGAGCAAGAGAATGGACTTAATCAGTAAGAGAGATGCGCTTGATAAGGTGCATAAAACCATAGAGAACCTTATTCTCCGTCTCCCGTCAATAAGAGGTGCAGATGGAGAGGACTACTGTGCCGATCTCGCAAGTTTAGCGGCTTACAACATGGCATACGAACAAATCCGTAGAGAGATACAAAACATCCCGTCTTGGCACACGGAAGACCCGACAGGACCGAACGATTACCTTGTAACGATGATGGTAGGCAAGACCGAGGATACCGTACAAAAGAGAATCATAATAGCGGAGTGGATAGAACCCCTATATGACGATAATGGCAACATAGCAAAGAAAGGCGAGTGGGCATTTAACCCGTTTGTGTACAACTGCAAGGTTAGACAAGTTCTGGCTTGGATGCCATTGCCCGATTTGTATGAGGGGGGAACAGAATGGATAATGCAACGATGCTGAAACCTTGCCCGTTCTGTGGTGGCGAAGCGGAATATGTAAGACCGAACGAATATGAGTGCTTTCTTTTTATAAGATGCAAAAGATGTAAAACAAAAACAAAGCCTATAGGAGTTGACTTTTACACTCAAAAGTATTCTTATGAAAAACTTGCCGAGCGTTGGAATAGAAGGGTAAATGTTATTGATAAACAAAAGGTAAGGCAAGTTTTGTTGGAAGAGTTTGGCGAGGAAGAGACAGAAGCCATAGATGCCTTGATGGAGAGGATGAAATAAATGAAAGACCTTGTAACCTTAATAGATTTAGTCCAAGCGTGGATAGATCGCACGGAAGCAGATGCTTGTACCGAGTGTAAGTATTTCGGCACGGAAGAATGGGAGATGCCCTGCAAGGAATGCAGACGGGCGAAGAAGGATTACTGGAGAAGAAGAGATGGGTAAGACAAAGTACATAGATGCGAACGAACTCCGTGCGATGATGTATCACGGGGCATTCGAGGAAGACAGCGACTTGCAAAGATGGGACGGCGGTTGCTGGATTCGGTACAAGATGTTCGAGAATGCGCTTGAACAGATCGGGGCCGCCGATGTCGTGGAAGTAGTACGATGCAAGGATTGTAAGTACGGAGACACGGGAACGGACGAGGATGGGAGACGGTTTTATAAGTGCATCGGGATACACTATGGCGGCGTATCGCCAACAGACTATTGCAGTTATGGGGAGCGGAAAGATGGCTAAGAAGTACATAGATGCGGAAAGGTTTGTGGAATACTTTGGCGACTGGTACACAGAAGAAGGAACAGAACTCG